GTGGGGATTTCAGCGGGGTAGATCTCAGGGGGGCAAACTTTGATGGGGCGACTCTTCTCGCGGCAGATTTTACGGGGGCGGATCTTAGGGGAGCAACCTTCAATGGGGCGGATATCACTAGAGCGGATTTCACTGACGCTAATATTGATGGGGCGACCTTTGAAGGAGCATTGGGGTCACCCAAGGGACTGCCGGATGTCGATCCGCCGCTTACTGGGGGTGTCGAACGCGGGTCGATCGGGCCGCCTCGCCTTAGCGCTGGCCGTGGTCGTCCCCAGTATGACGAGGACGGCGGCACACTTCTTAGAATATTTGATCCCGACGCCGACTACGCATATGAGGATTTGGAAAAGTGGACCGTGTTGGAATTGGAAGAAGCGGCTAGGTCTTTGGGTGTTCCCTTTACCAATAAACCCAAAAAGGAATTGATCGAAGATATTTTGGCCCGGAGGACAACCCGCGGAGGGGGAGGTCCGGGTATGCCGGGAGGAAATAGAAATCCTCTAGATCAACCGAGTGTGCTTCAGAGATTGGACATGCTCAGGAGTCAGTATCGCAACGCTGAAACGATTGGCGATCAGGATGAAATGAATCGCATAGCGGACGAAATGCGAGCACTTGGGAGCCGACCCACTACCCGTCGTCGGACGACTAGGCCAGAAGACAGGAGGGGTAGTCGGAGACCGGGTGGAAATTGGAAAACACGCTCACAGATTGATAGGGAAGATCCGCCGCTTACTGGTTCGGCGGATAGAGGTGCTCCCGGTCGGATTCCGGGCGCGCATGTCGAAGAGGCCATAGATCGTTGGAATGCTTTAGGTCTAAGGGAAGAACTGGATCTAGATAGGTCGGTACTTCGTGAAAGTCATTCTCCTCAACGCTTGCGGGATCTGAGGGCCGCACGAGAAGAATTGACCGACATCGAAGAAGATCCCCGTCTTCCGTGGCATGTAAGGGATCAGATGCGTGCGGATCTTTCCGATCTGACGACCGCTATCAACCAAGAGGAAAGTCTTCGTGGTGCGGGATTTAGAGAAGCGTGGTTGGTGCAACACGAGGGGAACGCTATCGAACTATTAGGTAGGGCCAGACGCGCTGTCAGGTCTGGTGGTGTTGCGTCTGACTTGGATCGGGATTGGGAGAGTGACGTTGATGAAGTTATTGCAGGATGGCCGGAGGCGGCCCACGACGACGACCGGCCGGGCGCTCTCAGGGATTTGCAAAAACTTCGGACTAATCTTGCTCAGTTTAAAGCGTCCATTGCTACTTATGAGGGTTTAGATCCTCGGGCACAGAAGATTATGTCCGATCTTGGTCTCTTTCCTGAAGAAGAGGGTTATGTCGCTGATGAGGATTTGGGAGAAGCCATAGGCGAGTTGGAGGAGATACACGAAACGCTACTGGACTTGCCTCATATCGCCGGTGTAGGCAGTGCGGGTGATCTCGCACAGTCAGATCGTGACACGTTGGTAATGCAGGTAGAGGCGTCTCTTCGGCAAGCGTTCAGTAGAGAGCAAGAACTCAATCTCGGTCCGTTGGGCGATATCGAGGGGTGGACTGGGGATGATCTTGACGGATCTACGGCTCTGCTTTCGGTTGGGACGAGGTCGCGGCCTGCTGGATTGGGGATTGCTGGTGATGTGGTTGATGGATTTGTGCGATCAAAGCGGGTGCCGAAGGGGCATATGGGGATGGATACGAGACACGAAGCGGCTTTGCATGTTCGTTCTGGTGGGGATATATCAGATGTTCCGGATGAATTTCTTACGCACGCGTTGATTACGAATTCTTCCCGGTACCACGGAGAGAGGTTTTTGCTTGATCAGCCGAAGGCGACCATTTATATTTTGAGGCAGCGCATCAATCAGTCTGATGATGATTCTGGGGAGCCAGATGTATACGGCCATGAGGGATTTGTTATTAAAGGGTCTACCCGTGCTAACGAAGTTTCTGTGGTTATTGAATGGGCAGCAGCGGAGGTATTACACAATCTTGGCTATCCCGTGCTCCCGGGCAGGATAAGTGGTCCAGATGTTATAGATGAGAGGGGTGGATCTGGAGGACCCGGATTTGGTGTTCTCGGTTCAGAGCGTGGTGCCACTGTTGTTATGGAGTACGTCTGGAATGGACATCCGCTTGGGGAGGAAATTCCAAGGGGTGATACTACGAGTGGGTTTAACCCGAATCATTTCGATGTTCTTACGAATGATGGAATTCCCAGTGAAAATCGTGCTGCCGGGATGGAGGGTCGGGTGTTGAACTACCTAGCCAGATTGCTTCTTAGTGATATGGATGGCCATCCCGGGAATGCGGTTTCAACCGTTCTTCCAGATGGCAGGGCGGGAGTTGTGCCGATCGACTTGGAGGGGGGATTCTCTGCTTTGAATCTGGCGTCAATCGTCGGAGACGATGATCTGGCAACAAAACTGGCTGAGATATTTCATACCCGTGCTACCACTTCGGGACTCGGTGGATTTTACATGGACAGGAATTGGCGGAAAGACATGTTGCAGGCCATTGATGATAACCCAGAGTTGGAGCAAAGGTTTGGAATGGTTATCCGCATGGCTGTTGAGCGGTTTAAGGCGATGTTGGCTGATCCGAATTGGGTGGAGCGTTTGGCATCGGTAGAACCTTATTCGGACTTGTTGAAGAATAGGTCTAAGGAAGAGTGGCGCGAGGCTTTGGAGGAATACGCTGCGCTGATGGTGCAAAAGTTGGGGAATGTTGACGGTATTGTCGATGCTATTCTTGGTCGTGTAGAGGGAACAGACGTATTGGATACGGATCCCTCCGTAAAAGAGTTCGATCCGTCTTCTGATAAGATGTTGGAAGTGATGGACTACATCAACACTTGTTTAGAAAGTGCAGCGTAATGGCATATAAAGATCATGTTGTAAAAAGTAGCAATACATATTTTGTTTCTAATGATGCGCAACTTTCAGTACATGCTCCGACTGATGAAACATTGGATTCTTGGAAAGAATATTTTCAAGACGAGAATACCAGTTGGAGAACTCGTGATTTGAAGACCGACGCACCATTTGAGAGTATGGCAGGATCATATTCAGAAGTAGTGTTCAAAGTTGGCAGGAGGAACAGATACGAAGAAATGCTTAGTGAGGCTGAGAAGTTGCCTCATTCGTTTAAACTACGAATCACAGAAATACCGGACAAGTTGATGTCACAACAACGGAGGTAGTAATGCGTAAGAAGAATCAGTTCGATCCAAACCATGGGCGAGTCGTTGGCGAAGAAGAGTCTGCGCCACCCGCTCCGCCACCTGCTCCCAAGGTTGAAAAGACGACGAAAAAGAAGTAACTGTCATGTCTAAAGATCCGATTAAAGATCAGGCACTGCCGACGAGGAAACAGGCGCTTAAGGTTTCCAAGATGTTGGGCTGTACTGGCGCTCACAAGAAAGAAGGCGGTTGGGGTTTTTGTGAGTCGCAAGAAGCGTTGACTCTTTTAATCGAACAGGGGAGTGCCGCTTATCGGGAAGATCGGGATAAAAACGGTGAGAAGGCTTTCTGTATAGAGTGCGAGGAGAAGGCTCCACATTCTTCGGACAAAAAGAATACTTTTAGTACGAGGGAGGAAGCGGAGGCGGTGGCTACCTCCATCGGTTGCACCGGCGCCCATCAAATGGGTATTGGCAGGTGGATGCCGTGTAACGACCACGAGGAATATGTTGCTATACGAAATTCTCCGAATGTAAGACGACTTGTTATTGAAACTCCAACTATGAGGCGTAGGAAGCGGATCATTGATCTTCCTCGTACTCGTAATAGTAATTGGGAGCCTTTAATCAATCGTGGGGTGCGTGGAATAGAGGCTTTACCGGGCGGGGGTTTGGTTTCCGGTAAATAAGATTCTTGAACTACTACTATAGCAGTTGCACTGAAAATACATTTTCGTAATCTAGGATTACTCCTGTTCAAATCGGTTGTGGTGCTTACCTAAGCCGACACGACATCAAAACCATCAACTATGTCGAACAGGAGTACGACTATGGCATTTGACGAGAGTCGGCTGACAGAACTTCAGGGCGCTTTGCGTGAGAAGATGACAGCCAATAACGAGATCGCGGATTCGTTCCGCTCCGAAGATGGTACAATTATCATCGACGCGGAGCGTAAGGCTTCTTTCGATACAAACATGGGTGAGATCAAGGAGATCAAGTCTCTGATTGATTCCATGGAAGACATGCAGCGGGTTTCTGACTGGGGTAAAGAGGCTCCGGTTGAATCACTTGCTGCGGCTGCTAGCGCCGATCAGGCAGGAACGTTGGCTTCGGTCGTTGTTCCTACTGGCGTGAAGAGCCTTGGCGAAGCATTCATCGGCTCTGACGAGTTCAAGGCGATGATGAGTCGTGGCTCTGGCACGATGGACAGTCCGTATGGCGTGAAGAACCTTTACGAAGGTGATTACAGCGTCAAGGATGTCTACTCGGCTCTGCCGAGCGGTACACCTGCGGCATTCGGCACCATTCAGCGTGATCCCATTATCACGCAGCAGCATCGTCGGACCCGAGTTCGGGATCTTTTCCCGGTTCGGCGTACCAACGCAGCGGTGATTGAGTATTTCCGGATGACAGGCTTTACGAACAACGCAAGCGTTGTTCCTGAGCGTGTTTCGTCTGCTTTCGGCGCTAAGCCGCAGACGACGATGGCATTCACCGGTGTTCAGGCGCCAGTGCGGACCATCGCTCACTGGGAGGCTGCCCACCGCAACGTTCTTGCCGATGAGCCGCAGTTGCGGTCGATCATCGACAACGAACTCCTCTACGGCCTTCGGCTGCATGAGGACTACCAGATCCTATCGGGCGCTGGCACAAGCGAAGACCTCACGGGTATTCTGAACACCTCTGGTATTCAGACATACGCATGGTCCGCAGGTGCAACTTTGCCTGTCAAGGACACCAAGGCTGACGCAGTTCGGCGTGCGGCGACTCTGTCGTTCCTCGCTTACTACGAGCCTTCGGGCATCATTCTTCATCCCAACGATTGGGAAGACATCGAACTGGTCAAGGATTCCAATGGCCAGTACCTGATGGCTGTCTCCATCGTGCAGGGTGCAGAAGCCCGCATGTGGCGGATCCCCGTCGTGGATACCCCGGCGATCACTGAGGGCACCGCTCTCATTGGTTCGTTCGGTCAGGGTGCCCAGTTGTACGACCGGGAAGAGGCCACGATTCGTGTCAGCGAACAGCATTCGGACTTCTTCGTAAGGAACGCGATTGTCGTCCTTGCGGAGCAGCGCCTCGCCCTTGCGGTGAAGCGGCCCGAGTCGTTCGTCAAAGTCACCTTCGACGCTGCTCCTTCCTAAGCCTTAGGTAGCGAGTAGGTCAGTCACTGACTTGGCCAACTAAGTAGAGGTCCCCCGGAGCAATCCGGGGGGCTTTTGCTTTGTATAGGTTAGTAAAAGGTTGTTTAGGGGTAGATCTCTAAGTACGCGTTCCAAAGCGTCCTATGGATTAAGCACCCTTTGCAAATATTTGCGGGGTTTTGGATGTTAGCCAAGGTGGCCATGAGTTCATCGTTGGCTTCAAAGACGACGCCTACGGAATAACAGTGTTCACAGATACCTTCGTCTACTTCTGTCCAGACACCGTTATCTATGGCCGCTTCTAATGAAATAGTAACGTGATCCAATTGTAAGAGAAGCGCTTGGTCTTCTGTCATCACCAGATGTTATCTGATTGGACAGGCTCCAGTGGCACAGTCCTCATCTAACACCTCGCTGACACCGACACCGACGAGAACTTTGCTGTCGCGAGTTTCGTCCAGCATGCGTAGGTACTCGTTCTGTGAGATTTCTTCTAGCGGTGCCTGAGCAAATCCGTGTTCACTGTGAAGCAAGAATGAAACGGATTTCATGGAATGCCAGTTGTCTTTTAGGTATTGGCGAACTTTGGGAAGTTCTTCTGGTTGGAGGTAGACGGTGACAGATACGGCGTTGTCGGCCCAGTCGTGCTGGAGTCTGCCCTGTAGTTGGAGTTGCTGTACCGCTGTCATGTCAGCAGCGACGACAGTGTCTTCTGGAAATTTGCAGGGAAATTCCACAACCTTGGTGCGGTCGTCGTTCTCAACCCACTCAACTTTATAACCACGGGATTCACAATATGGTAGAAGCGGATCATTGGCAGCCATGCGGACGCGACGAATGTGGTAGCGACTGTATCCGGGGTGGATACCGGGAGTTACTCCAGCAAGGAGGCTGAGGGTTCCGCTTGGTTTGACAGTTGTTAGTCGAACAGACGGGGGCCATTCCTTGTAGGTGGACCAATACTGGTCGAAGTCGCGCAACATTTCATAAGTTGGTGATAGCCAATCCAGTTTGTTTTTTGCCTGCGCAATGCCGGAAACCCCGAGGCCGAGTCGCATGTTCTTGCTCGTGATTTCATCTGATTCACGGTCTAGATACGGCAGAGCCGCAACTGCCTTTTGGATCTTGTATAGAAGTTTTGCAAGATCGATGAGTTCGTCTTGTGATTCGACATTAGGGAGGAAGATGTCTGCGAGGTTGCATGATTCGCGGTTGGCCAAGCCGATTTCAGCGCAGGGGTTGGTTCCTTCAATTGTCTTGTCTAGACGGAGTTCATGGCTACGTCCGAGTTTCCGAGCGGCCTCCAAGTTGAACAGACCGTATGGTTCACCGTTGCCACGGTACCCATCCCAAAAGGCATCAGGGAGGGCGCTTGTGTTGGATGTGACGATGCTGTTGTTTGACATGGCCCTATGGGGTGGGATGTTTCCCAGATCCCATCGCTTGGCACTGAGGTAGTCGGTGTCGTATGGATCTCCGAGAGCGATTTCAGCGCTTCGTCGGACGTTCCCAGCGACAACCACGGAACCAATAATGTTCCCAATATCTAAGATTTCGGTGGATTTGAGGTGACGACCTACTGCTTTGTCTAGGAGCGCGCAGATTTTTGTAATACCTTCTACTAGAATTCCCGGTCCTGATGCAGTGCCCCCAAAAGTTTTGATTGGGGCACCCGCTGGTCTGATCATTTCCGTGGAGTAAGACAGTTCTGTTGGATCGTCCTTGCTGCCGAGGTAAGTTTTCATTGCTCGCAGAAGACATTCCGACCAACCTTCCCGCTTGTCGGGAGCGATGTAGTCGGCATCTGGGACGTTGTGATTTGTTACAACGCCCTGTCGAACGACTCCGAGGCGTTGTGGGTGGAGAATAGAGAAGCCCACACCGCCGCCTAGCATGAGACGCTCAAACATCCATGCAAAATCTTCGGGCTTTTTAATGTCTACGAACCAGCAGTTGCACAGACTGTCGCCACCGAGTCGGAAGTTGTTGGGGGTTCCTAATTGCCAAAGCATGCGCCCGCCGGGTAGGCCCTTGAGGTTGAACATGTAGTCGAACAGGCGTTCGGATTCGTCTCTGGTGAGTTCGGCTCCGATGGCATCAGCGCCGTCTACGACGCGTTGGCATGTTTGCCACCATTCTTCCGTCTGGTTGTCTTCAGTAATACGGGCATAAGTACGTTTGTAAACTATGTAGCCTAGTCCGTTGAAACCCCATGGGGGGGTTTTTGAAGAGTAGGGTGCTAAGAATTCTTGTGATAATGGCATATCGACCTCTGGCCTACTGTGAGGTATATGAATGGAGACTCACAGTATGACACTAGTGACAAATACTAAAAGGGTTAAATTAAACCCAATTTTTCCGCTTCTGACCTGCTTATTCTTTTTCCTGCTGGTACTACTAGTACCTTCCCCAAATGGTTGGGGGTAATCCATCGTCTTTGAATGATGTCCTCCTCTATCAGGATCGTGTTTTCGTCATTGAAGTCTTCAAAAACGATGTTGTGGTCTTCTGGTGAACAGTCTCCGGTGGGGTGTCCGCACACTATGCACGGACCAAAATCTGGCGCGACGAACTGTACGCCGTGCATTGTGGGAACGTCGGATCTGCCTACCATTCACAGACCCTACACCATGAATGTTGAATCTGGCGGGACGCGAAAAGAGAGGGCCGAACCTCCCAGAACAACCCTCTCTAGACGCTCGTTTGGTTCAGGTGGGACGCAATGGGGATTGTGTTTTGTCACCCGAACCGATGCGATTTGTGGGTTAGACGATTTCGGCGTACCGTTCGTCTGTACCGAGTTCTGCGTAAGCCTGCGTGAACAGCCGCTCGTACTGTTCGGCGTGCAGAGCCTCAAGAGCCTTGTGGGCCTTGTAGGTGGCAGTCATCTTGCGACGCTGCCGGATCTTGCGGAGCGCTGCCTTTGCATCGGTGTCTTCCGTGTTCTGAGTAGAAGACATGATGCGACGCAGGACTTCCTGCTCTCTGTTGGTGTCCACGAGTAATCCTCCGTTAGTAGTTAGTTACCGTGTGAGAGAAACGATAGAGGCAGAAAAAGCGATTAGCAACCTCCGGCTACGATTTTTTTTGCATTCCTCTGAGTCCGGTGAAAATTGCGAAGAAGACCCAACTCAGGAAGAACAGCCTCGTAGCGTTCCAGTAGCCGATGCCGGGTTCAAAATCGTTAAGGTTGGGGTATGCGTCGTTGACAACAGCGTTGAGGACCATGATGACTAAGCCGCCAAAGAAACTGATGACCGCTATTGCTGACATGAGACTTAGGAATTTGCCTGCACCGCTAGAACGTTGTTTGTCTGAAGGATCCCCCTGCGACATCCGATTGATCATTCGATCAAATTCGTTATCAGTGTTCATGGTTGTCCTTTCCGTTGTTTACTATTTGAGAGATGCGAGATTTAGATAGATCAAACCGTTGTGCCAGTTGAGCGAGGCTATACCCCTTCTCATGTAGCGTGTGTATGAGCCTGTTGCGTCCTATCGATGAACTGTGCATCGAAAAGGATACTACTAGAGCCAGAACACGGAAACAATGCGCTACACTCATAATGTTTAATCGCTTCAAGGAGATCCCCGTATGCCGGTTCCTGACGAATCTGATGATCGAGAAGGCGGTGCTCGTCGTAGGCGTCGTCCGAGGATAGTAGATCGTGCCGCTCGTGGAGCATCTAGGTTTGCCGCTCGTATTTCAGAACGCTTACGCGGGAGCCGCCGATAGGGGGTAACCGTGGCACTAGTTACTACTTCTGACCTTAAGAAGTATATGGACATTACCTTTTCCAATACTCAGGAAGAGGCAGCCCAAATGATTGTGGATGGTCTTGAGGCCGATCTGGAGCATTATATTGGGCGACCGGTGACAGCCGCGTCCTTTTCCGAATCACACGTTGCTCCAGCGAATTATAGCGGTTCGTCCCAATATAGTTTTTTCTACGATTACAATCTTGACAGGACAGGTACGGCTATACAGGACGTAACGAAGCCGCCATTTGTTTTGTATACACGCAGGTCACCTGTTGTTTCTGTGGCCAGTCTAACCGTGCAAGGTCAGAGTGATTCTTCTGCCACGGCCCAAACTGTTGGCACTGATTATGTGGTGCGAAGATATGGCGTAGATATGTTTACAGTTCAAGATAATGATATAATTGTGATCAATTATACGGCTGGATTGGATGCCGCCGCAGATAATACCACGGCGTTGAAATTGATCGTTCTTAGAGCCGCGTCTCGGGAGGTTCAAAACCTTCACGATGATGTGGTTGGGATGAAAGATTTGACAACTAGGAACGTGGCACCTCTAACTACTGGCTTTACTGAGGAAGAAATGAACTCTGTTAAACGGTGGCGTCGCGTCAGGGTCGCTTAGCATGCGTATTCGGTATGAAGTCAAGGGTGTAAATAAGACTGTTGCATCTTATACCAACATGATACGGCGTGGTCAAAATTTCGCTCCCTCGTATCGATGGGCGCGTAGGGAACTTCGACAGTGGAACGCAGCCAACTTTGCTAGCGACGGTGTTGCGTCTGGAAAAAAATGGAATGAGTTGGATACCGAGTATCACTCATGGAAGATTCAACATTACGGACCGCTGCCTACGATGGTTAGAACAGGTGATTTGTATAGGGATTTGATTACTCTTCGTGGCCGTGCGAATCATATAGGTCATAAGAATGCATCATTTGGAACTGATATTGAATACGCGAAGTTCCATCAAACTGGTACTAGGTTTATGCCAGCGCGTAAGATCGTGTTTACTCCTAAACGATTTGCTGGTAAGTTGGGCGAGAGAATAGTAGACTACATTGTTTATGGAATGCCCGGCACTAGGGCGTACAAGAAGTTGAAGGCACAGGCTCACTTTGGGCGAAACAGGTAAACGATGGTTGCTCAGATGGAAGGCCCGGCAGCGGCCAAGGCATATGTAAGTAACTATCTTGCAGCAGACATTCCGACACGGCTGATGAATTATCGCAACGCATTATTAATCGATGATTCGATTTTGCCCAATCCGGTCAAATATTTGACCTACGAGCCGTTCGTTCTGGACAACTGGCCAACGATTATTACACTTGTTGAAAGCACTCGTACTATCGAACGAGCCGATTATACGACCAATATGGATCCAGTTTATGATGTGACTTACGGGATGCGAACCTATGCATGGGTTCGTGCTGTCGGTCCGGATATCGTTACGCTAGCGCGGGATCATATGACGACAGTGGTTCGGGAATCATTGTTAGATGGACCAGCATTACGCATAGCGGGGTCTTCGCCTATAAATCCTGTTGGAGTAGATTCTGAGTGCAAGATTGATGAGGGGACTATAACTGAAGACTTCTCCGATTTGACAACCCTCAAAGGCGAGAGGTTCCTTGCAGCGTCCTATCTGTCCTACGAGTTGAACCTGTATGAAACGGTGAGTCGGGCCTCTTTGGGGGTAATGCTTTCTAGTGACATTAATGTGGCTTTGATTGAGAAGGTTCCCAATGCCCCGACTTTCCTTCAGGCTACGGGGGGAGATACCACTGTTGCGTTGACATGGCGTGCTCCAACTTGGGATGGTGGCGGGACACATGTTATTGCTGGGTACATCATTCAAGTTTCGACTGATTCAGGAACAACTTGGGCAACCATTGTTGCAGACACGGAGTCCACAACTCCTTATTATGTTGTGCCCTCTTTGGCTAATGGAACCTCTTATCAGTTCAGAGTCGCTGCTTTAAATGCAGGTGGTACCGGTGCTTATTCGTCTGCTTCACAAAAGGTTATACCTTCAGCCTAGAGACAGGTTGCGTCTGCTATATTCATATGGCCAACTCATACATGCAGCGAAAAGACGCAAACGGCATGTAAGATTTCCAGAGTAGTTCGTTCCAGAAGAGTCTATTGGAGGCGTGAGGGATGCCGGGAATTGTAGTAACAACAGATGTACGGTCTGGTCCGGTCCCCGCCGGTGAAGTCATTTCTGGTCAGACATTTATGGTCGGAACCACTGAACGGGGAAATGCGACAGAACCGAAGTTAGTCAGGAACCTGACGGAATACAAAAAGTATTTCGGAAGTTATGTGTCTGGTAACCTGTCTGCTTATGCTCAGACTTTCTTTGAAGAAGGTGGAAGTCGCCTGTACGTTCAGCGTGCTGTCGCTGACGATGCTGTAGCAGGTTTAAAGGCTTTTGTGGACACCAACGGTTCTACCGTTGCGACGTTCACTGCTGCCGATGTCGGTGCTTGGGCAGCGAATCTGGATATCCAGATTGTTGCCGGTAACGTCAGCGGTATTCGGGTCAGGGTGTACCTTGACGAGGTTCTCATGCTGGAAACCGCCGATGTAACCACACTTGATGCCATGGTAAACGCTGTCAATCTTGGGGTGCCACATCTTGTAACCGCTGCCAAAGAAACCGGGATGACACTGATTCCCGTGGCAACCGCCGTAACTGCTTTGGTGACTGGTGCGGAAGGAACGCTTGTTACCGACGGAACTGCGGCTGACAATTATATTGAGGCTCTTGCTAAGGCTAGTAAGGATCTTGGTCCCGGCGCAGTTGCGATGCCCGGTATTGCCACAGCGTCGGCTTATTGGCACGCGCTGATTGATCACGCTAAAGCCAACGATCGGATTGCACTTTGTACGTTTGCTTCTGGCGCGACGGACACTGGTGCGAAGACGGCGATTAGTGGTGCCTCACCAGCGATCTATACGGATACTGATGCTCATTATGCGGGCTTTTATTATCCGTGGGTGAAGATTCCCGATCCGGCCAATGCTGGGCTGACTATTGCGACTGATGCGACTGCGTATGTGGCAGGCGCCCGTGCTCGTGCTATCAAGTCAGCGAAGGGTCCGTGGCGAGTTGGTGCAGGTGTTATTTCTCAATCCAAGTTTGTAACGGCCCTCTCAGCGCCCTCTACGGTGACGATGGACAAGGCGACTGGTGACGAGTTGGACAACGCCCGAATCAATGCTTTGCGACTGATTAACGGCAGGGTCAGGGTTTACGGGGCACGGTCTGCTTCCAGTGATGAGAACAACTGGCGCTTTATCACCCACCGGGACACGATGAACCATATCGTCAACAAGTGTGAGAATTCGCTTGAACAGCATGTCTTCCAAACGGTTGATGGTCGTGGTTCGTTGTTCGCAAGGATTGCGGCTTCGTTGACGGCGGTTATCGATCCGATGCGTATAGCGGGCGGCGTATACGAGGGTTATGACATTGCTGGCGCGAAAATCGATAACGGTTATTCGATCATATGCAATAGCACTAACAACCCGGCATCGACTCTTGCCACCGGTCAGATTACTGCTGATGTTGCAGTTCGCGTATCAGCGGTCGGTGATAAGATCGCTGTCAACATCACTAAGTCCAACATGACTGCTGGCGTTCTTTAATAGGGAGTAGAACATGGCGAAAACATCACAGCGACAAATCGTTGCTTACATAGAAGTACCGGAAGGTTCCCCAGAAGGTCAACCGGGTATGGGGGCAAATACTGATGGTACTAAATATTTCACTAATGCTACTGGGGGTGAAATCACGGCCGCTGTCGAAAAGGTTTACGACGGTGGGCAAAGGTTCCCCGAGGTGTTGTGTGCCACGGCGGATATCGGTGATGTTACTTTGACCCGCCATTATGATCCGACCCGCGACGCACCGTTCTTGGCTGCTATTCGCCATCTGGTTGGCACCGCTTATTATGACGTTACGTTTCAAGAACTGAACTGTGACCTTATCAACGCGGCCAATATGCGGCAGTACAACAATGCTTTGTTGGTGGGAGTAACAGAACCGGATGGTGACGCTTCTTCTGGCGCTCCGGCGTCGTTCAGTTTGACGTTTTCTATCGGACCGATTTCAACTCTGACTTCGACCGAGGGCAGCGACACCACTTCTGTCTAAACGCCTTACATAACTTAATTATCCTAAAACTTGACCCGCCCCTAGGAGGGGTGTACTATTTAACCTATGGCAGATAAAAAGATCACTTACGATGTGTCCGAATCTTCTGACGATGATTCGGTATTGGAAGATTTCATTGATCCCCTGTTAGACCCGCTCGCTAACCGAACGGATAAGACATCGGTTTTGGATCAGTTACGGATGGAGATTTCTAAGAAGGTCGAAAGGCCCATGATTGAAATCCCGGTTCCGGAGCGCGAAGGGGTGGTTGTTAAATATTCTCCGAATATTACGCAAAACCAATTGAAGGCGTGGCGTCGCAATTCGGGGGAAAATAATAAGGACGGATTCGACAGTATCCGTTTCGCTTGCTATGTCGTTGGTACATGTTGTCGTGG